CGCCTTCGGAACGGAAGTGGAACCTCATCACCATCTCCGCGTTCGACACGCCGAACTTCACCGGCGAGGAGGTGCCGGAGAAGGCGCAGGACAATCTGCTCCAGAAGGAGTGGGTCGATGACGCTGCGCGCCGTTGGGGCAAGGACGATCCCCGGTACGTGTCGAAGGTTCTCGCTCGGTTCCCCGACATCGGAGATGACGGGCTGTTCAATCTCGGACGCGTGCTCCAATCCATGAACGAGTGGGCTGATGACGAGTGGAACACGACCGCACCGGTCCACATCGGTGTTGACGTCGGTCTGTCCACCACTGGTGACTTCAGTGTGATCTCCACCTGCCAGGATGGCCATGTCGAGGTCGTCGAGCGGGTGAAAGGCTATGACGGGAACAGGCTCTCCCGGCTTATCGGGCAGCATGCCAAGCGTCTGCGGGCGGAAGGGCTCGACGTGGACATCCGTATCGACGCCGTGGGTGTCGGACGAGGTGTCCAGGCTGTCATCGACAACCATGTGCCCGAGGAGATTCCGGTCTACTGGATCGTCGGCAATGCTGCTTCGCCGGATAACCTGAAGTGGTACAACTTCCGCGCGGCGATGTACGACTCCGTCGCTCAGGCGATCAATGTTGGCGAGTTGTCGGTTCCGCCTGATGAGGCCTCTGGAGAGAAGACCGAGGGGCTCTTCGACGAGTTCCGCTCGATCCTCTACGAGTACAGGGGGACCAAGCTCCTGATCCGCGGGAAAGATGAACTGAAGAGGAAGGGCGAACCATCGCCTGACGTTCTAGACTCGATCTGCTACGCGTCGATGCCGAGCAGCCTTTTAACAGATGGGACCGACTCTCTCATCGAGGCTGATACCCTAATGGAGAGTACGGATTCCGAGTACTCGCCTATAGACGAGTGGGGTAACGAGGAGTGGACCTTCGCCCCAGCCTGAGGAGTTGAACTGTGAAATTCGGCACATTTCAGATTGGTGGGTCCACCCAGCGCGTCCAGGCCCGGCTGACTGAGGCGTCCAAGGCGTACGCTGCGGTCACCCGCGGGGCTGTCGCATCCCTCAACCGCGAGGACATCGGTTGGTCCCGCTGGGGCGATGAGGACGCCACCTCCGATGTAGTATCTCTCACAGTCATCAAGGAGCACTCGCTGAGGGCTCGCAGGCTCGCTGCTTACAACCCGCTGGTGAAGCGCGGTATTGGTATCCGCAACGCCTACATGTGGAGTGAGATTCCTCGCATTTCCGGGATCAAGACGCCCGAGACCGCGGCGCTCTATGACACCGTCCTCTCCCGCACCGCTCGCGCCCGGGATGAGGCAGCCTTCTGCACCGACGGTATCGTGCTCTACACCGTTCGCCGGACCGACAAGCGAGTGGCGCCCGTGCCCCTGTCGCGCATCCGTGGCATTGCCCGAGCCCTGGACGCCACCGATGAGGCCGACATCTTCGCCTTCCTGATCGACCCGGTACCCGTGTCGGACACCCTCTCCACAGCGGAGCAGGAGCGGCGTAAGCCGGAGTGGCACGTCGTCAATGGCAAGGACTGGGCGCCTGTCAAAGACGAGAAGGGCTACAGGACAGTCCACGATGATCGGGTCGTCTACGAGATGGTCAACCGACAGATCGGCGAGCAGTGGGGTAAGCCCGAGCTCATGGGCGCCGTGTACTGGGCACAGGCCTACAAGGAGTTCCTCGAGGCCAGTCACGTCATGACCAAGGCTCTCGCCAGAATTGCGTTCAAAGTCACATCCGCCACGGCCAAGCAGCAGCAGGCCGTTATCCAGCAGATGTCGAATGCCCAGGGCATCGGCGGCCTCGCCTCGCTCGGCGCGGGCCAGGAGTTCACCGCCGTCTCCAAGGCCGGAGCGGGCATTGACTTCGGGGCCGGTACCCCGCTTGCCTCCATGGTCGCTAGCGCACTCGATGTGCCCCTGTCGGTCCTCCTCACAGACGGTTCGGCCGGTGGACGACAGGGCGCTGAGATGGCTCTGGAGGATCCCACCTTCAAGGCTTTCGAGTTCCGTAGGCAGATTCACAAGAGCCTCATCCAGAAGATATTCCTGGCTCTTGGTCGGAAGGTCGAGGTTGAGCTCGCGCCGTTGTCGAACGAGCTCATTCAGCGCTGGGGCCAGGTCGTCACCCTCGGTCTTCAGAACGGAATCCTCCACAAGACCGAGGCGCGCAGCCTCTTCCTCGACAGGCTCCAGCCGATCAACGCCAGGCCGATCAACGATCTGCCCGTGTCGGAGGAGATTCTCGCTGCGAAGAGCCTAGCCGACCCCAACGCCGTGCAGGACAGCGTCGCCAAGAAGAGCAACTCTCGCACCGGTGTGGGCGCCATGTCGGACGGCACGAACGCCAACCGTGATGAGTCCGGTGGCGAGACTCTCGCCTGAATGAAAAGGAGTTCCTGAAATGCGCACGGAGTACAGGTCCGCTTTCCACGGAGGGGTGACCGCTCTTCTGGAGGCGGCCACTCCGGACGTGTTGTCCGGTGAGAAGCCCGGGCGGTACCGTATCCGAATCATCTGCCCGGGGCAGGGCTCCAGTGGCACCTACTCGGAGGCCAACCTCGCCGCCTCTGTCGGGCACTTCCCCGCCGGGACGCAGATGTTCATGGATCACCCGTCGAAGGACGAGGACGTGAACCGCCCCGAGCGATCCGTGAAGGACCTCGCGGGGCGGCTGGTGACCGACGCCGTTGTCGGTCTCGATGGAGCACTATACGCCGAGTGCGAGGTGTATCCGTCCTTCAACGACATCATCCGCGAGAAGTGGCAGGACATCGGGGTGTCGATCAATGCCTGGTCGGAGAACGGTCTGACGCCGACGGCATTGTACCGGTATTCGATGGAGTCACTTCTGTAGACTTCGTAACGAAGGCGGGCGCAGGTGGCGCTTTGCTGGAGGTGCTGGAATCCCAGCGCGTCAGTTCCGATGAGGAGAACCATATGAACGAGGAGACGATCCGTCAGGCCATCGCCACTGCGGTGACCGAGGCTCTCGCCCCGCTTCTTGAGCTTCTCGCCAAGGACAATCTTCCGGGAGAGCAGCCGGTCGCCCCTGAGGCTCCCGCCGGCGAGGCCCCGGGCGAGGACCCTGAGCGGAAGCCCGAGGAGCCCGCAGACAAGCCCGAGGCCCCTGAGCCGACCCCCGAGCGCAAGCCCGAGGCGCCCGGCGAGAAGACCGACGACAAGCCACCCGCCGCTTCGGGTGAGAAGAAGCCCGACGACGACGAGGACGAGAAGAAGCGCAAGGCCCGTAAGGAGTCCGCTGCTGAGGCCTTCGTCATCGCCACCCGCCTGCTCGACTCCGGTCTGCCCTCCGTCGCCCAGAAGCGGGTCATCGACGCTGTCGAGTCCGGTACCGAGCTGAAGGAGGCCATCTCGGCCGAGCAGCACTACCTGACTTCGGTCAAGGCATCCACGGCTGGGGAGATTCGCGAGGCGAGCTCCGAGCCTTACAAGATCAAGAACTTCAAGTGAGGTAAGGAGATCACAATGGTACAGATCAACTCTTTCGGCGCCAAGAAGATTTCTGACATCCAGGTCTTCGAGTACTCCGACACCCTGTCCCTTCCTGTGGACCTGTCGAAGTACGGCAAGAGCCACATCGGCGATGTCGTTCAGGTCGGTGGCCTGCTCGGCGTCCTCGTGACTGAGCTCGCCCCGTCCGCTCAGGATCAGGCCAAGCTCGGCCAGGACCCGCTGTGGAACCCGCTGACCAAGCCGACCTGGGGCAACAACGGCCCGGGCTACGCTTCGGTCCGCATCGCCGGTGGCGTCTTCAAGCTCCAGGTAAACCTGACCGGGGTCGGTGTCGAGCCGGGTGCCCTGATCTACGCGAAGCCCGCTGCCAATGGCAGGATGGAGCTCACCAACGACAAGGCCGCTGGTACTGCTGGGCTCGTCGGTTACGCCTACTCCAAGATCACTGGTACGGGTGCCCAGACGGTTCCCGTCATCCTCGCTCGCTGAAAGGAATGATGGGGCAAAATGTTCACTTCTTACAC